GTCAATTCCTTTAACCGGTTCTGGTGGTGTTTCGAATACAGGGTATCCATACTTATCAATGAATCCTTCGTAACCCCATTCCATAGGTATGAACAAAGCGTATAGTCCACTTGCAGTCTGGCCATTCTTATTTCTTTCTCTAACGTCTGAATCATAATATAATTTTTTAAAATTATCTCCACCTTTATTTAAGGCGTTGGACGTAGACCCCATCATACATTTACCAACAACTCTTGCTCCTAATCTTAAACAAGTTTTAGTTACTCGCCAGTTATTCAATATATTATCAGGACGTTCCCATTTACCGGATTCATCGTGAACTAATAATATTAGCTTTTCACCATCATAACTGTTATCTCCTGTATTTTTCCAATCAATAGTGGTATCAAGACCTTGACCAATTAGTTCGTCGTCTGTTTCCTTAAAGGTATTTCTTGTAAGTCTTCTTGAGGGAACTTTGTATGATAATTCAGTTTTAGGTCGCTCCATTCCGTCTTGTATTGGCTTAAAGAAGAATGGATAGTTGGTTGATATTGGTACAACTTTATCGGTAAACATTTTTTTAGCATCAGCTCCTGTTTTGGATAGTATACCAAACCGCGAGTCTCTTGATGTTGTAGCCACGTTAACAGTTTCTGATGATGCCATGAAGCTAAACCCAGACCGTCTATTTTTGAGATAGCACATTCCGTAACATCTATAATCGGCTTTGCACGCTTCCCAAAAATAATAAAATATTCTGTTTGCGTGTCTAAACTCTGGTGCTCCAACATCAATTTTTGTCCAGTTGAGGTACATATAGTGTGACCCTGTAATATAACACGGTTCACCGTTGCACATGAACCAGTAGCCATCATTACGCCTATTAAACTCAATATCAATATATTCGTAATATTGTTCTTTAGTTTCTTCAGAATGATGTTTGAATTCATGTACTGTTTTAATTTTATTAAGCGAACCCGGTCTTTCCCTTCTTATAAAAACTTGATCCTCTTTTTTTAATTTAGATCCGTTTATATTAATAGGAGTTTTAGGTATTGCTACCTTAAGACCCTGTATTTCGTATATCTCACCTATTGTACCATCTTTACTTATTACAACGCAATCAAGTTCTTCGTTGTATCCGTATTCGTATTTTTTATATTTATTTTTTCTTTTTACCTCTTTAGTATCAATGTGGTCTGTAATAATATTATATAGTGATTGCTTATACATTATTTTATTCTATCTTCTACACCTAAAAATTTTACAGACTCTTTTTTGTTTTCTTTTTTAGCGTCCGTTAATTCTTCTATTTTTTCTATAATTTTAAAAGAATCTTCTATTGCAACCCACTTTGCTTGTGCTGCTATTTTTGCTTTTTCTGGCTCTAACTCTACTAAATCTATTTTTTGCTTTATTACTTTTTCAAGTTCAACTAAAGCAACTTCAGCAGCATCAATTATTTTTTTGCGTCGATCCATATTTTAAAGTAACTTGATTTGATAAAATTCTATATAGTTTTTGATTATTTATATTAAACTCATATTCCGAATCAGGTGTAAACCCCACCACGTCTCCCGTGGCTAGTCCTAATGACTTTAAAAACGCATTGCTATACACAAGCTCTCCTAAAAGTTTTTTTTCTTTTACAGGCTCCCATTTTGATTCGTCTTGTAATGGCTTTACAAAACAATATTCATTTAAACAAAGCCAATCTTTATTTTTTTTGTATGCATATATCTGATCTGGAGCAACAAAATATTCATTTTCTCGTATAAAGCTTGATGAATTTTTTTCATTACCTCTTACATCAATCCATCTTCTAAATACATTGTGGTGTAATATTACCTCATCACCAACGCTTATATTGTTTTTATATAGTATTGGTATTGAAATTACTTTTCCTATTCTATTAACAAATTGGTAGTCTCTTTCTGTTATTTCAGTATTAAGTATAAGCTCTTTGTCTTCTATAGCTTTAGAGTTATTGTATCGGTTTTCAGTAGATATAATATAATTGTATAAAGATCTCATTAATAATCTAAATTGTATTCAACTGATACGGCCATGTTTTTATTAAAATGCTTCCACGGAAGAATTTCGTCATTCTTTTTTATAAATATATTATATGTGCCATCCTCTTCTAGTATGTCAGATATAATATGACCTCCATAAACCTCCTGTCCTACAGAATAATGCATAGCCTCATTTTTATAATCTTGGCCTATAGATATTTTTCTAATTAATTTCATTTTAATATTTTAATAAGTCCAAATTGAATTAACTCTATCAGGAGATAATCCAATATGAATAAAATTTGATTTTCTTGATATTCCTATTCTTCTACAGCCTAGCTTTATAGCTTTTGAAACTATTTCATAAACAGGCGGACCACCTACCGCAATAACATCTACAGCAAGACCTTCTGCATGTTCACCTGGTTTTTCCTTCTTAGCCTCAATAGGATGTTCAGGTGATCTATAACCAGAAGTAACTACAAGTTCTCTATCTAAAACTTTTTCAAGCTTAGACATAAACTCTATCATTTTAGGATCAAGGTCTTCTAAATTAACATTTAAATTTGATTTTTTCATTACTTTTTAAATTTACCATATAGGTTTGTTAACGTATATACTATAGTTAATAAAAGTACAATGGTCTGTAATATGGGGTTTATCCCATCAATTAACGGCGAGCTTGCTATTAATGCTGTTACGTTTATTCCGTAAATTTTTAAATCTGTCATTATTTGTGTTTGCTATTTCCAAAAACTTTTTCAACTCCTCGCGAGCCAAAATAGCCTCCGATTACTATCGTTAATAAACCTGTTATGCTATCTAGCGGATAGCCCATATACCATCCTGCTACATAACTAATTGTTAAAAATACTAAAGTTAATGGCCGAACATTAGCGGCAAGCCAAGATCCTGAAGTCGCATCTGCAACCCAACGTCTTGTTGTGCCATCTATTTCAGCTCTTTCGATATCTAATTTTTTAAGAGCAATTCTTTTGTCTTCTTCGCTCATATTTGAGCCGCCTATAATAGCTTCAATAACATTACCCACGGGTGTATCGCCAGCTATTGCACCTACGACGTTGGGAATCTTTTCTAATAAGAATTTTCCAACGCCTGTATCTTTAAAACGCTTTTTAGCCATATTTATTTTTATTTAAATGCCATATAGATGTAGTTGTTTGTGCCCGAAGCGTTGGCATTAGTTGTGGTTGTGTTTAATGTAAACCCATCAGATGTAAAATCAATATCATAACCTGAACCACTTTCAGCAGATGTTGTATCTGCGAATAATTCTGATAAATTTCCATTACTCTCTACTCTTTTGTTATCAACAATAAGCCAAGAATTTCCATTAGCATCTGTACGCTTAACCATCAACCAGTTTGGCTGAAATCCCAATCCTGTAATTGCATTACCTGACGAACTTGTTCCTGAATAACTCCCTATTGAACTATATCCTGGAACTGAATGGAAGCAGTAGGCTATTGTTTCTTGTCCGTTATAATTTCTTACTCCCACATTAATATTATCGCCATTAGAACCAACAGAGTTAGCAGTTGTACTTCCAACAGAAGCTGTTGTGTTTAATCTTAAATAATTAGTTGTTGGACTACTAAATATAGTGCTATTTCCGCAAACTATCCAACTATCTGTTCCATTATCAAGACCCTTTAAAAAGTATATTTCAGGCTCTTCATTTAATCCGTGTCCTACTGTTTGACCACTTCCGCTACCACCTGTAAACTTCACAATACTAAACCCAGCATCTACATTAGCGTCTACAGTAGCTGATATATTACCGTTATTATTTGTTTGGAATAAATTTTTAGTTGCATTATAATCATTTAATACCTCTGCATCAGTTAAAACATCACTATATACTCTTATTTGACTTATCGCTCCGTTAATATAGCCATTACTATTTGTTGAATTCCTGGCCACTCTAAAGTATGTATCAGAATTACTAGCACTATAAATAGAACCTGTAATAGTGCTTGCGGTGTGTACTAATGAACCGTTCTAATATAACTTTACAGTTCCATTTGAAAAATCATACGTAACCATAATGTGAAACCAAACACCTTTAGGCGTGTCAATACCTGTGTTATAACTATTACCAGAGCTCCCGTTGTCTAGATAATGATAAA